ACCTCGCGGAAGTCCTTGATGAGAGCATCCTGTCCTCTCTCGCCACGGAGCTTCTGTCTGATTTTGACGATGATATCAATTCCCGCAAGGATTGGGTGCAGGCCTATGTGGATGGCTTGGAGTTGCTTGGTCTGAAGACCGAGGATCGCACCGAGCCATGGCCGGGGGCGTCAGGTGTCTACCATCCCCTCCTCTCGGAAGCCCTCGTGAAGTTCCAAGCCGAGACCATGATGGAGACGTTTCCGGCTGCGGGGCCGGTGAAAACGCAGATCATAGGCGAAGAAACCCCGGAGAAAACGGAAGCCGCTACGCGCGTACAGGCAGACATGAACTACCAGCTTACCGAGCGTATGGTCGAGTATCGCCCGGAGCATGAGCGCATGTTGTGGGGGCTTGGACTGGCAGGTAACGCGTTCAAGAAAATCTATTACGACCCTTCCCTTTCCCGCCAGACCTCCCTGTTCGTTCCCGCCGAGGATATCGTCGTCCCTTACGGCGCGTCTTCCCTGCAGACGTCCCCGCGTGTGACACATGTCATGCGTAAAACGGAGAACGAGCTACGCAAGCTGCAGGTAGCTGGCTTCTACATGGACGTCCCGCTCGGCGATCCGACTGACACTTTCGATGAGATCGAGAAGAAAATCGCCGAGAAGATGGGTTTTCAGGCCTCGGTGGACGACCGGTACAAGATTCTCGAAATGCACGTCGAGTTGGACTTGGAAGGGTACGAGGATGAGGACGAGGACGGACCCACGGGGATTGCGCTGCCGTACGTCGTTACGATTGAGAAAGGTACACAAACCGTCCTCGCCATCCGTAGAAACTGGCATCCCGACGACGAAAACAAGCAAAAGCGAGATCATTTCGTCCACTATTCGTACATTCCGGGGTTTGGATTCTACGCTTTTGGCCTTATTCATCTTATCGGTGCTTTTGCTAAGTCTGGTACTAGCCTTCTTCGCCAACTTGTTGATGCTGGTACTTTGTCTAATCTACCCGGTGGTTTCAAAACTAAGGGCCTTCGGATCAAGGGTGATGACACACCTATCGCACCTGCGGAATGGCGCGACGTAGACGTCGCCAGCGGCGTTCTGAAGGATAATTTCCTCCCGCTGCCCTACAAAGAGCCTTCGCAAGTCCTTTACACGTTGCTCGGCACGATTGTTGAGGAAGGACGACGATTTGCGTCGGCTGCTGACCTTCAGGTCAGCGATATGAGCGCCAATTCCCCCGTGGGGACCACTCTTGCCATCCTTGAGCGCACGCTCAAGGTCATGTCGGCGGTGCAGGCGCGCATCCACTACGCCATGCGGCAGGAATTCCGGCTGCTTCGCGACATTATTCGCGATTACACGCCTTCGGCATACTCTTACGATCCGGAAGGGGCGTCGGGGGCGGCTTCACCGCAGGTGAAGCAGGCGGATTACGACATGGTGGCCGTTATACCCGTGTCGGACCCGAATTCGGCCACCATGGCGCAGAAGGTGGTGCAGTATCAGGCGGTTATCCAGCTAGCCTCTACATCGCCTGATATTTACGACCTCCCCTTCCTGCACCGACAGATGCTGGAAGTACTAGGCGTAAAGAACGTCAACAAGCTCGTCCCCATGGATGACGATACTACCGATAAGCCGAAAGACCCGGTTTCAGAGAATATGAACGTTTTGAACGGCACGCCGGTCAAAGCGTTCATCGGGCAGGACCATGAGGCGCACATTCAGGTCCATATGGCCGCGATGCAAGACCCGCAGGTTGCGCAACTTCTGGGTCAGAACCCCAAGGCGCAGACCATCGCTGCCGCCATGAACGCCCACATCGCGGAGCATCTCGGTTTTGAATATCGTAAGCGTATCGAAGAAGCCGCAGGCGTCCCGTACCCGGCTCCGGATGCCGAGATGACGCCCGAGACGGAAGTGCAGATTTCCCGTCTCGCGGCAGCGGCGGCGGCGCAGGTGCTCAAGAACAGCCAGCAGCAGGCGGCGCAACAGGCGGCGCAACAGGCCCAGCAAGACCCGGTCATCCAGTTGCAGCAGAAGGAGCTGGAGATCAAGGAGAAGGAGCTCGCGCTGAAGGAGAAGAAGCTCGCTATTGATGCTGCTGGCGGTGTTGACAAGCAAGACCTCGAAAAGGAGCGCATCGCTTCGCAGGAGCGGATCGCCGGATTGCAGGTAGGGGCCAAGGTCGCTACGGCTCGGGAGCAGCTATCTGCGCAGCAGATGAGAGAAGGGCTTCGTATCGGGGTGGACGTTGCCCGGGAGGCTGGGCAGCAAGGAGCAGAGGAAGAAGCCGCTTCGCAAGAAGCCGCTTCGCAAGAAGCCGCTTCGCAAGAAGCCGCTTCGCAAGAAGCCGCTATGGGTGCTCCGCCCACGGCGGGAAATAAGGAGTGAAGGAGTGAAGGAGTGAAGGAGTAATGCGTGAGTAACGACCTGTTGAAGTACCTAGCGGACAAGGTGCAGGAGGATATCAAGCATATCTCCGACGACCTCGCCAAGGGCACGGCCAAGGATCATGGGGACTACAAGTACGCTTGCGGCATCGTCCGTGGGCTCATGATGACAACGAGTCTCTTGCTGGAGACCGCACAACGGATGGAACACGACGATGACTAAAGAGCAGTTGCACTTGTGGCTACCGGAGTCGCAGCCGCCGGTAGAGGAGACGCGTAAGGCTACGCAGCTACCCGTTCCTTCGGGGTACCGCATCCTTTGCGCGCTGCCGGAAGTGGATGAGAAGACCGAAGGTGGCATTTACAAGCCCGACATAACCATTCGGCACGAAGAGCTTCTTACTACCGTGCTGTTCGTCCTGAAGCTCGGGCCTGATTGCTACAAAGACAAAAAGCGGTTCCCCAGCGGGCCATGGTGTGCGGAAGGCGACTTTATCCTTGTCCGTCCACATGCGGGCACGCGCGTGAAGATTCATGGCCGGGAGTTCCGGATTGTGAACGACGACAGCGTCGAGGCTGTTGTCGAAGACCCGCGTGGGATTTCACGCGGCTAGCGGCCGCTAGCCGCTAAAATACTACGCCTATCAACGTAACCACTGAGCCAAAGGGCACAAAGCACATGAGCACTAAACCCGGCGTGACGCCACCCGAAGATGATTTCGAGATCGAGATCGAAGACGATACCCCTCCGGAGGATCGTGGCAAGGTTGCCATGCCCCCTGAGATCGTTCGGGAACTCGAAGACGACGAGTTGGAGGAATACTCTGAGAAGGTTAAGACCCGCCTGAAGCAGATGAAGAAGGTGTGGCATGACGAGCGTCGGGAGAAAGAGCGCGAAGCCCGGGAGAAGGCAGAAGCCCTGAGCTACGCCCAGCGTGTGCTGGCCGAGAATAAAAGCCTTAAGGAGACGCTGTCGTACGGCGAGAAATCGCTTGTTACCAGTTACTCGCAGGCTGCGGAACTAGAAGCGGCGGAAGCGCGCCGTGCTTACAAGGAAGCATACGAAGCGGGCGATTCCGACAAGGTTATCGAAGCGCAGGAGAAGTTGAACGCGGCGAGCCTGAAGCTCTCCCAACTGCGTAACTATAGACCTACTGTACAACCGGTAGAAATGGAGGTACAGTCTACTCCTAACGCGGCCAATGTACCGCGTCCCGACCCCAAGACTATGGCGTGGCAAGAGCGCAATACATGGTGGGGCGTGGACCCGGAGATGACCGCCAGTGCGTTAGGGCTGCACCAAAAGCTCGAACGCGAACGGGGACCGCAGTTTGTGGGAACCGACGAATACTGGAACAGCATCGACGCTACGATGCAACGTCGGTTTCCCGAGTATTTCGAGGATTCCGAGCAAACGCAGACCGGCTCCACCAAGCCCGCCGAGCGTACACAGACCCGCCCCGCTACAGTCGTAGCCCCGGCTAGTCGCAGCACGTCCTCCAAAAAGATAACGCTGAAGACCTCGCAACTGAATATCGCGAAGAAGCTGGGCATAACCCCCGAGCAGTACGCCCGGGAACAACGCAAGTTGGAGAATTGATATGGCGACTGAGAGCAAGGTTTCGCGGGAGCTTGAAACGCGAGAGGCCGAGGAACGTCCGAAATCGTGGCAACCGGCAGCGACTTTGCCGGAGCCCGTGCGGCTACCCGGGTACTCGTATCGGTGGGTGCGTGTTTCGTCCCTTGGACAGGCAGACCCTCGCAATGTCTCGGCAAAGCTGAGAGAAGGCTGGGAGCCCGTTAGGATCGAAGAGCAGCCGCAGTTTGAAATGCTGGTGGACCCCAACAGTCGCTTCAAAGACAACGTTGAGATCGCTGGCTTGCTACTGTGCAAGATTCCGGAAGAGTTTATGGCGCAGCGTAAAGCTCATTACGCGAACGCCAATACCGCTCAGATGGAGTCTGTGGACAACAACTTCATGCGCGAGAACGACCCGAGGATGCCGCTTTTTCGAGAGCGAAAGACCTCGTCGTCGTTTGGCAAAGGCAAATAACTAGGAGCTAAACATGGCATATCCCACAGTGGGTACTCCCTACGGGATGATCCCAGTCAACCTGATCGGCGGTCAGGTGTTTGCCGGTTCCACTCGCCTGATTCCGATTGCGACTAACTCTTCGACGGCTATCTTCTTCGGTGACGTCGTTACGTTGGCCAGCACCGGTACTCTGGCAAAGGACGCCGGTACTTCGTCCGCTACGCCTGTCGGCGTTTTCCTTGGTTGTTCCTACACGGACCCGACCTTCGGCAAGACGTTCCGTCAGTATTACCCCGGCACCACCAACATCACCGATGTTGTCGGCTACGTCGCCGATGATCCGGACCTGTTGTTCAAGGTCGCCGTGGTCTCCACCGGCACTACCATCAGCTACGTCACCCGTGCAAACGTCGGTGAAAACGCGGTGTTGGTGCAGAACGCTGGTTCCACCGCGAATGGTGATTCCCGCAACGGCATCAGTTCCACGACTGCCACGACTTCGACGTGGCCGCTGCGGATTGTGGATGTTGTTCCGGAGACGGCCATGACGACCGGCGGTGGGTCGTATACCGAGGTTATCGTGAAGTGGAACGCCGGTATGCACCAGTACAACAACCCTGCTGGCGTCTGAGGAGTAATGTAAATGGCTATTTCACGCGCACAACTCCTCAAGGAACTTCTCCCGGGTCTGAACGCCCTGTTCGGTCTCGAATACTCCCGCTACGGCGAGGAGCATAAGGAGATTTTCGAGACCGAGTCTTCCGAGCGTTCCTTCGAGGAAGAGACCAAGCTGTCCGGGTTCTCGGCGGCTCCGGTCAAGAACGAAGGTTCGGCCATCGCCTATGACAATGGGCAGGAAGTCTACACCGCACGCTATAACCACGAGACCATCGCGCTTGGGTTCTCGCTGACGGAAGAGGCCATTGAGGACAATCTCTATGACTCCCTGTCGGCGCGCTATACCAAGGCACTGGCCCGGGCCATGGCGTACACCAAACAGACCAAGGCTGCTGCGGTTCTGAACAACGGCTTCGACACCAACTACCCCGGTGGCGACGCGGTTCCGCTGTTCAGCGCGTCGCATCCTACGGTCAGTGGCGGGGTCAATGCCAATATCCCCGCCACTGCCGCCGACCTGAACGAAACGTCCCTAGAAGCTGCGGTCATCCAGATCGCGTCTTGGACCGACGAGCGTGGTTTGCTGATTGCTGCGAAGCCGAAGAAGCTTATCATCCCGACGGCCCTCATGTTCGTCGCTACCCGCCTTCTGGAAACGGAACTCCGTGTCAGCACGGCGGATAACGACATTAACGCGTTGAAGTCGAACGGGTCCATCCCGGGCGGCTATTCGGTCAACCACTGGCTGACCGATCCCGACGCGTGGTTCCTGACCACGGACGTTCCCAACGGTCTGAAGCACTTCACTCGTGCTGCCATGTCCAATTCCATGGACGGCGATTTCGACACGGGCAATGTGCGTTACAAGGCTCGCGAACGTTACAGTTTCGGGTGGAGTGATCCGCTCGGGATGTACGGTTCGGCTGGTGCCGACTAGGGCATCTAAAGGGGGGCTTCGGCCCCCCTTTTTCTTTGCACTTTCTTCCTTCTACACTTCCATGTATCCTCTTAGTCCTAGGCTTCACCACCCGTACAGACCGACCTAGCGGACGTAGTAGAGACGGTACGGGGATGTGCTACTACACGGAGTAATTCGCTATGGGTGCTACCCACTTCTCAGGCCCTGTCTATTCGGAAAACGGCTTCTATGTCGGCGAGACCGGCGTCAATGCTTCGGACGTTACCGTCCTCGCTGGTGTGACCCCCGGCACCGCCACCGCCAGCAAAGCGCTCGTGCTGGATTCGGGCAAGGCCATCGCTACCATCACTTCTCTCACTACCACTTCGCTTATCACTGGCACGGTCAAAGCGCTGGACGGCACGACGGCAGCTACGGCGGCTAACTCGACTGGCATCCTTACCATCTCGGGCGGTCTTGCCGTTGATGCGGCGGATATCTCCACCGACACTTCGACCGGCACCAAGATCGGCACGGGTGCGACCCAGAAGCTCGGCTTCTTCAACGCCACCCCGGTGGTTCAGCAAAGCACTACGGGTACCACGACTGGCTTTACGGCGGGCAGCGGTACCGCAGCCAAAGACGACAGCACTTATACCGGCAACTCTGGCGCTACTGCCTACACCGTTGGCGACATCGTGCTGGCCCTGAAGAACCTCGGGTTCCTCGCCGCATAAGCGGAGTAGCGCAATGCAGACCGATGTCAAAGCTACGAAGCCCCTCACCAGCACGGGGGCTTTCAAGGACCAAGGCGATAACGACGTAGGTCGCTCGCGTATCAAGGCGATCTACGCTGTGTGCAGTTCCGGTGCAGGTTCGGTGGTTATCACCAACGGCAACGGTGGGGCTACGCTGATGGACGTGTCCACCCCCACCGCAGCCCATGCTGGCTACGTCTATATCCTCGTTCCCGGTGAGGGTATCCTCGCGGAAACGGGGCTGTACGCTACGGTAACCAACACGACCTCTACCACCATCTTCTACGGCTAGGTGTTGCATGCCCGAGATGGAAAAGGGGTTTAATCTGGCTGGCAGGCACCTGTTCGTGGCCTTGCCAGCCTATGATTTCAAGGTCTCGCTCAAGCTCGCTATCTCCCTTGCTCGGTTGGCGCAGGAGGCCCCGCAGCACGGCATTGAACTCTCCATTGGCAGCATCTGCGGATGTTCCGTGGTCTCCCGTGCGAGGAATCTCCTCGTTCAGGATTTCATCGAGTCGAATGCCACGGACCTGATCTTTATCGACTCCGACATCAACTTCGAAGCTTCCGACGTGTTTCGCCTCATGGCGTGGGCGACGGACCCGAAGAAGAACATCGTCGCTGGGGTGCCGCGCACGCGTAGCGTGGATAAGGTTTATATCGCGGACCTCGACTACGACGAGAACCACGAGCTTACCATGAACGCCATGGGGCTGGTTCGGGGTACGCGCGTAGCCACTGCGTTCATGCTGGTGCAGCGTAAAGTCTTCGAAACCCTCATCGAAGCCAACCCCCAGTGGAAGTACTGGGACAAGCGTACGGATCGGAATCTCTTCGCCGTGTTCGACTTCCTCCTCACGGAGGAGGGGTACATGGGCGAGGACTTCCTGTTCTGTGACCGGGCGCGGGAGAAGGGCTTCGAAGTCTGGATTGACCCCACCATCGAACTCGGTCACATGGGTGTGCAGGAGTACCAAGGAGCGTTCGGTAAGGACATCCTCTATCCGATGCTCGTTCCTTCTAGCGCGAAGGTGGCGTGATGGCGAAATCCCCAGCGTGGCAGCGTAAGGAAGGCAAGAACCCCAAGGGTGGGTTGAACGCCAAGGGCCGTGCTTCGTATAATGCGGCTAACCCCGGTAAGCCCGGATTGAAAGCCCCGCAGCCTGAAGGCGGGTCTCGCCGGGACAGCTTCTGCGCTCGGATGAAGGGCATGAAGAAGAAGCTGACTTCCGCCAAGACGGCGAAGGACCCGAACAGCCGCATCAACAAAAGCCTCAAAGCATGGAACTGCTGACATGAAGAAGTTCGAAGGCTCTGCCAAGGACAAGGCGCAGGACAAGAAGCTCGCCAAGAAGCACAAGATGTCGTTAGACAAGTGGGAGAAGTCTCCCATGGACGAGAAACATGACCGCCAGCAGAGCATGGCTGGCCTCAAATCTGGAGGTACCATGAAGAAGTTCGAAGGCTCTGCCAAGGACAAGGCGCAGGACAAGAAGCTCGCCAAGAAGCACAAGATGTCGTTCGGCAAGTGGGAGAAGTCTCCCA